ACCAGATCGTTGGTCGCGCGCGGGCCGAGCGCCGCGGCGATGTCGGCCCTCTCCGCGGCCGGGATGCCGTCGAACGGCACATACCAACGCGCCCTGTCCTCCGGCGTCGTCACCTCGAAGGCCCGCCTCGAGGCGTCCGGCCACCAGTCGGCGCTGAGCCGGCCGGGCAGCAGCAGGTCGCGCGAGATCTCCATAACCTCCGCGTCCGTCGCGCGCCGGCCTTCCTTCTGCCGGAACCCGTCGAGCCGTTCCGACAGCGCGGCGGTGAATGCGTCGTACTTCCTCGCGGCGTTGCTCCCTTCCTTCGGCGTGGTGTCGAGGCCGGCGGCCTTGAGCATCGGGGCCGACAGGCCGAGAGCCTTCCTGATGTCCTGCGTCTTGGCTTCCTCCCGCGCATCCCGGTCCAGCAGGGCGCCCTTAAGCGTGATCAGTTGGTTTTTCTGCGCGTTCGGCAACGGCCACTTGGTCGGGTCCTCGGCGAGGAATTTCTCCTGGTCCAGCCGCGACAGCGTCATCAGCCGGTTGAACTCGGCCGGGTTCTCCGGCAGGTCGTGCCCCCTGATGCGCGAAGCCTCCTTCGCCTCCAGATCCTTGGCGCGGCCCGGCGCGAGGTTCTCCAGGACGTTGGGCGGCAGGTTGTCGACGCTGCCGCCGTTGTCGATGTGGGCCAGTCCCTGCCTCCAGGCTTCCTGCTCGCGGTCGCGCCGCGCCTGCTCGCGCAGGTTGCTCTGCTTCTGGATGTGGGCGGTGACGGCATCCTGTTTGTCGGGGTCGTCGGGGAACCGTTCCTGCACGATCTGCTCGGTCCTGGTCAGGTCGATGTTGTCCTGCGCGCCGCCCCGGATCTTGCCCTCGACCCTGGAAACATACTGCCGGGTTTCCTTGAACGGGATCTTGGACGCCCACGCCGCATCGGTGACCTCGCCGGTGCGCGGGTCCGGCAGCTTGAGCAATTCCGGGTTCCTGCCGGTCTTGTTGGTGCCGGCGAGCCAGTCGTCGACCATGCCCGGCCCGGCGTTGTAGGCGGCCAGCGCCAGGGTCCGGTTGCCGCCGTACTTTTCCAGTTGCTCGTCGAGGTAGGCGCCGCCGATCTTGCGCTGGTACGCCTTGGCCTCCGGCGTCGTGCCCTTCATCAGTTCCGGCTGCCACGCGATGCCCAGCTTCTTGGCGACCCCCTCGCCCGTGCTGTCGAGCACCTGCATGACGCCCTTGGCGCCCGCGCCCGAAACCGCGTCGCCGCGCCCGCCGCTCTCGACCTCCTCGACCGCCGCCTTGAGCGCTTCCGGCGCCGCCGCCCTGGTCTCGGTCACCTCCTTGATGATCCTGTCGCCCTCGACCCGCGCCTCGGCCCGCTTGACGGTCGGCGACAGGGTGCTCTCCAGCGTCACGAGGTCGTCGGCGGTGAACTTGTCGGCGTTCGCGCGGAAATAGGCGTCGGCCGCCAGCGGGTTGTCGGTCGCCATCCGCAGCGTCACGCCCCTGTGCAGGTCGGAGGTGAACGCCTTCACCTGGGCGTTGACCTGCTCCGGCGGCAGGCCCTTGCTGTTCGACCGGATCGCCAGCGCGCCGAGGTCTTCCTGGTCCTGGACCACGGCCGGATCGTTGTAGCGCAGCATCGCGAGGTTCTTCGACGTTGCGAGCATGCCGGCGGTGGTCTGGTCGCGGTACTCGCGGCGCTGCCCGGCCTCGTGCCGGCTGACCGCGCCCATCTCCGAGTCCTGGCTGCGCATCCACAGCCTGTCGAACTGCTGCTTGGCGTACGGGCTGGTCAGGGTCTTCGCCGTCTCCTCGCCGATCCGGCGCAGCTCGACCGCGGCCTCGTTGGCGGCGCCGATGGCCTGCCCGCCGCGCCTTGCATAAATTGAATTGTCCCCTTCGTAGAACAACCGTTGCGTTTCCATGCTGGCTTGGGTGTAAGCATTGAATGCAGCCAGCTCCGCATCTTCGCGGGCTTGATCCTGTGCTCGCCTGTCGACCAGGCTCGCCACTTGTCCAATGTCCTTGCCGACCTGCTGGAAGGCCGCGCCGATGTTTTCCCCGAAGGCACCGCTTGGCGCCCTGATGTCCTGCGAGACACGGGCAGGTTGCGACCGGACCGTCGGCCCTTCGTAGGTCGGGACTCTAACCACGGGCGCCCCCGGTCATGCAAAAGGGGACACCGTTTCCAGCGTCCCCGTCCTTGCCTCGCACTGCTTTACATAGCCATGCAGCACCGTGCGTCGCGCCGCATCGCCTAGCCAAGCAAGACATTGCCCGACTGTCCGCCCGTCGGGCGAACCTCAAAAACCTCGGCAAGCGGGAGGGACGTTGCCGCCCCTCCTCCCTTGCATTGGCTCGCAGGACCCAGCCCCGGTTGGCGCCGCAAAGCAATGGCCGGCAGAAGATTGGCCTGCCGAACACGGCCAGGCCGGGCACTGCAGAAGTAGACAGAGCCCCGGCAAGCGCTGCAATGCCCAGCGCAGCACTGGCGTACCGCGCCAGACAGCGCCGACTACCTACGCGACTTCGCGCAGGTCCTTCTCGACGGCTTCCCACCGCACAATCGCGAACCGCCCGAACGGTCCCTTGCGCTGCGGCCGGTAGTCGCCGAGCCCGATTTTCCGCCCGGCCTCGTCGACCAGATGGCGGATGATCCTCGCGTCGAACATGGTGGTGTCGATCTCCAGCGCGAACGGACAGCGCCACTCGTCGATCCTCGGCCGATGGCACATGATCCGCCCGCCGGTCGACGGGATCACCACCGAGCGGCTGTCCACCTCGAATTCGGTCAGCGGATCGCCGGCATGAGACAGCAGCGGGCAGACCAGACCCTCGATGGCGATGCCCGCCGGAACCAAGCTGGTCTTCTGCGTCGTCAGCTTGTTCCGGCCCGACTTGACGAAGCCGCCCGCCGCGACGAGGCATGCGAAGATGTTGGTCCCCGGTATGTACAGGTGGCCGGACGGCTGCTGGTATGCCTTGGGCGTCGCCTGCTCCCGCGGCGTGCCCTTGTCGCCCCGGAACGTGACCGACATGCCGCTCGACACGCTGATCTCGGCCGCCTCGGTGAAGCGGTTCATCAGCAGCGGCACCAGCCCTTGAATGGTGATCTCGACCCGCATATCCGATATCCCCCGGCATTTTTCGGATATTGTATCCGGCGGGGGCGGGGAGTTCGAGCGCCAGCATTAGGTAATCCCGAGCTTCTTGTGGGTCATGTAATTCATGCCTAGACGCCCCCGACCAGCCGGCCGAAGCCGCCGCGGACCCCGCTGGTGTAGTCGGTCCCGCCCAGCATGCCGAGCCGACTGTATGCCGCATAGTTCAGGCCCACCGTGCCGGCGGTGCTCAGCAGGGTGCCGGCCGCGCCGACGAAGCCGGCGGTCTGCGCGCTGCGCCCGGCCATCCTGGTCAGCCCGCTCTGCGCCGTCAGGTTGGACTGCTGGGTCATGTGGCCGTACGCCTCGCGCTCGGCGTTGGAGCGGATCGTCAGCGCGTCCAGCTCGCCGAGCATGGAGGTGTCCATCAGGGTGTCGAGCGGCGAGCCGCCGCTGAGTTCGACGCCGGACGACGCGAACGCCGCCTTCTGCGCCCCGGCGATGCGCGCGACCTTGAGCCGCTGGTTCTGCTCCTCGATCTGGCCGCGCCGGGTGGCGTCCTCGGCCTGCCAGCCGGCAACCGTGGCGTTGTTGCGCTCGACGGCGGCCTGGTACTTGGCCTGCTTGTTGGCCGCCTGTCCCTGCATGATCATGCCGCCGGCCGAGATGGCGGCGCCGGCCGCGGTCAGCGCGATCAGGGTTGTCGGCTCACACATCTAAGCCCTCATGTCGAACGGGAGGAACGGCTGCTGCCCCGGCCCGACCGGGATCGGCGGGTGGAACGCGAAGCCGAGCGCCGACAGCCAGCGGACGCTGCTGCGGTTGCGCGCGTCGACGCAGTTGTAGAGGCGCGGGTACGCGACGAGCCAGCGGGCGACGAACTCCCGGCCCAGCGCCAGGAACGGCCGGACGTGCCGCTCGACGCCGTCCGCCCCCAGGAGCCAGGGCGAGCCGACGCCGGGGTGCCCGACCACCGGGGCGACGCCGAACAGCGCCAGCGGCACGCCGTCGGCGACGAACGCCCAGGACTCGGCCGACACGGCGATGGAGCGCACGACGGCCTGCACCGGGCTGTGCCGCCCGAGAGCCCAAACCTCCGCACGGTCGGCCGCGCGCATCCGTTCCGCCACGGCGACGGCATGGGCCATCGTCTCGGGGACAACCTCGCAGCGGCGCCTAATTGCCAATGTCGACCTCCGGTATCACGGCTAATACCGTTAGCGGCAGCGGATCGCGCTGCTGCACGACGATCGATCCGCCCCGGCCCCAGGCGGGCGGGATGGCCAGCCGCATGTCGCCGGTCAGCAGGCCGATGGCACTGCCGTAGGGTTCCTGGTCCCGCTGCTTGAACTCCGTCATGTGGTCGGCGTCGGGCCCGGCCCACAGCGCCCGGCTCCGCTCGACCCTGACCAGCACCTCGACCACGCGCCGCTGCTTGGATGCCGCGCGCGGCCCAAGCTCCAGGTCCAGGGTGACCATCTCGCTGGTGTACGGCAGCCCGACATGCACGACCGACGCCGCCCGCGGCAGGGTGATCGATCCGCCCGCGACCACCTTGCTCGGCGCCACCGATCCGTCCGCCAGGATGGCGACCGTCTCGCCCTCCAGGTGGCCCAGCCCGCCGATCGTGGCGGCGGGACTCCCGCGGTAGGTCAGGCCCGAGTCCACGAAGAACGCATCCGTGACGCCGGTCACCAGCCGCGGCGCGAACCGCTCGACGAAGCGCTTGGTGACGCCGCCGACGGTGCGCCTGACGGCCGCGTAGACCGCATCCTCCGTCCCTTCGCTGACCGAACAGACGCTCTCGAATGCACCGTCCGTGTCGTGCCGGGTCCAGGCCCAGACCTGATGCTCCCGCATGTAGGTCAGGGACAGCAGCAGCCCGTCGCTCAGCACCGCCCAGACGATCGAGTGCGGCGCCTGGGCGTAGGCCCACTCCTCGATGGTGGCGGCCTCGAACAGGTGGTTGCTGAGCACCGACAGGTCGTTGCCGGTGTAGCCGTCCACGTCGAGGCTGTAGCCGATGTCGCGCACGATGCTGCCCTTCTGCTGGACGAACAGCGCGGTTTCGCCGACGACCAGCGGGGGGACGTGGCTGCTGCCCCGGTAGCCCTGCGGCCGGACCATGACGGCGCTGGGCGTGATCGGGTCGCCGCCGGAGGAGCCCCCGCCGGTGACCTTGAACTCGCCGCCGGAGGTCAGCACCAGCAGGTCGTTCAGTGCGACGAAATGCCGGATCTCGTCGACGCGCGGGCTGGCGATGGTGAAGGTCACCGCGTCGTCGTCCTTGCTCGGCACGCTGACGTTGAAGTTCCTGTAGTTGCCGCTCTGGCTCATCCAGACCGTCTGCGGCCCGGTCGCGCTGCCGCCGAACACGCGGCGCTGCTGGTGGTAGGTGACCACGCCGGGATGGTTGGAGGACGCGAACGGGTCGCGCGCGCCGGGCGGGCTGTCGAGGCTGTCGGGCGCGACGTGGCTGTCGCGGAAGGTCGTCGCCGGGGCCGTCGCCGCGCCGATCCAGCCGAAGGTGCCGCTGTCGTTGGCCTCCTTGTAGACGTTGTATTTCGACGCGCCCGCGACCGCCGACCATGTCAGGTCGTTGTGCGGGTATTCGATCGGGTCGGTGCTGGGGACCGCGGTGCCGAGCTTCAGGCCGGTGACGCTGGCCTCCGCCGACGGCAGGCTCTCCTCGCCGGTCTCGCCGACCACCGCGGTGACGACGTATTTCTCGGTGTCGTTGGGCGCGTCCGCGTGGCTCGCGGAGCCGGACAGGCCGGTCGGGGCGGCGAGCGACGGCGCCAGGGTGATGGTGGCCAGCGTCCAGGCGGCGTGCCCGGTGCGCGACAGGTTCCGCGGCGCGTGGTCCGGGTGGGTCAGCGTCATCACGTCGGCCGACTGCACGAACTTCAGGGTGGGCAGTTGCGCGGTGGTGTAGGGCGTGGCGATCTCGTAGGCGGTGCCGCCGCTCAGGACCTGCGCGCCGCCCGTGAAGACGCGCATGTACAGGTTGCCGAACTCCAGCACGTAGGTCTGGGAGCTGCTGAACTGGAACGGGATCAGCCGGACGCGCGCGGCGCTGTCCTTGACCGTCGCGACATAGCGCAGCCCCGGCCGGTTGCTCACCCCGCCGTGGGCATGGACGAAGAAGTTTCGCAGCGTCTTGGCGCCCGACTGGTACTTCGCCAGATCCACTCGCGAATGCAGGCTGGGCGCAAGCTCCCCGCCGCTGAACGAGCGTTGCGGCAGGCTGATCGGGAACTGCGGCATGTCAGGAGCGCGCCCGCATCCAGTCCGGCTCGGGGATGGTCTGCGGCGCGGCCTCGTTGGCGTCGCGGGTCATCGCCGCGGTCAGCGTGGCTTGGTAGAGCTTGTAACAGTCGCTCATGGCGTCGCGCTTGCCGGTCAGCCGGGGCGTGACGCGGCTGGCCAGCAGGAACGCCAGGGCGTCGGCGAACAGCGGGTCGAACAATGGCACGATGGTGACCGCCGCGGTGTATGTGGCGGTCGCCTGGTAGGCGTCGGTCAGGATGGTGCGCGCCAGCCCGTCGCCGGTCACGCCGATCGCAAACGGCACCGGGGGATAGAGGATCGCGGTTCCGAGCGTGGCGGGCAGGGTTTCGCCCGTCCAAACCATGCGGGTGGCGTCATAGCCGCCGGCCCGAACATGATGGATTGCCAGGGCGTCGGCCGGGTACTGGTAGGCATAGGCCCAGCCGTCCACCGTGCCGCCCGTGTCGGCGAGATCCGCCTGCCGCTGGGCAAATCCCCAGCGATGGGCGCGCAGCAGCGTGTCCCGGCAACTCGCATAGTGCAGGCTGCACTCCCGCGCCTCGTTGCTGGACTCGGACAGCGACGCAATCGGCCCGCCCGCGCCCGCGTGACTTAGCGCCAAATTGCAGATCTCGACGACCGAGCTAGTCATCCAGGAGTGTCTCCATCAGCGCCGTTGGAACGTGACCAGATGGCATGTAAAACGAATTCCGACTTGCCGTCCGTCTGCGGCGGGTTGCGGTTGGACCGTCAAGCGCGGTCCCTCCGTTAACAAGGCCGCCGGCACCGGCAGGGATGCCACGGCACCCTGACCCAAAGGCCGGATGAGCCACGAAATGCGCCCCCGCCGTCAAACGCGGGGGCCTTCCGTTTGCCGGCATCATTCCTCCGCCGGCTTCTCGGCCGGCTTGCGGGTCCGCCTGGGCGCCTCGTCGGTCACTGGGATGTCCGGCCCCTGGTCGGTCGCGGGGATGTCCGGCTCCTCGTCGGCCCTGCGCTTCTCGTCGAATTCCTTCAGCGCGGTGGCCCTGGTCGGCCCGCCCTCGTCGAACTCGCTCTTGCTTTTGCTCTGCGGCGGGGGAGCGCCGCCGTCAGGGCCGGGCTTGCCGGTGAAGATGCTCGGCTCCGGCGGGCGCTTCTCCGCACCCAACGGCTCGAGGTTGGTGCCCGGCTCGCCGGCCCACTCCACCACCTCGCCCGGCTCATACAACTTGTCGCCGATGTAACTCTTCTTGATCACTCGGTACTGCGCCATGGTCATTGCCCCCTGTATTACAGCGCGTCGGCGTAGGTCGCCGTGTCCTGCCGCCCGATGCCGATGCCGGCGGTGATCGTGCCCGCGGTCATGTCGGCGGTCGCCACGACGTATTGCAGGCGCAGGTAGCGCAGCACGCCGCGCGGCACCTTCCACCTTGCAATCGCGGCCCCGGCGGTCAGCGAGGCCAGCGCCGTCGCCCCGGTCGATGCCAGCGTGACCGCGCTGCCGAAGCCGCTGCTGGTGTCGGTCTGGAGCTTCACGTCGAGCGTGCCCGCGCCGCCGCTCGTGAAGGTCGCGTCAATCGCGACGATGACCTCCAGCGGCTCGCCCGCGCCGATGTCGCGGGAAGACCCGAGGTCGATGATGTCGGTGCTGGCGGTGCTGCCCGTGGTGATCGCCTGCGCCGCACTGAAGAGGTTCTGCCGGTCCAGGTACATGGTTGGAACTCCGTGTTTCCGTGGTTACGTCTTCCCGTGGTTGCACGGTTTCACGTGACTCTCGACTCCGTGCCCAAAAGCGCATCGCTGCGCCGGATCGGGATGCCGCGGAACGACATGACGGGCGCGCCGGCCGCCTGCGCCAGCGTCAGGTTGACGTTGGTCGAGTTCATCATCTGCAGGTCGAGGTAGGTGCTGACCGTGCGGTTGACGTAGAAGACCGACCGCCCCATGCCGTCCGACGGGAGCAGGTGCGTCGCCTTGATCATCTGCCGGGTCAGGTTGGCCGCCGAGCTGTCGGCGACGAGGTTGGACACGTCGATGTTGCAAATCCGGACGTTGTAGCGCCAGTCGCGCATGGTCAGCCCGATGTCCCACTTGTAGTGCGAGCGATAGCCCTGGTACAGGCCGCCGGCCGCGTCGATCAGGGTCTGCTCGCCGAGGTCGCGGGACTGCAGCCCGGCCCGGCTGCCCTTGGGGAAGATCAGGTGGGTGGTCTGGTCGCTCCAGGTGATCAGCCAGACGCTGGCGTTGTCGGTGCCGGTGCCGCCCGCGTCGATGATGTTGTCGGCGTTGGCCGCGGACAGGCTGCCGTAGCGCGGGCTGAGCCCGAGGAACTTCTTGGGGTCGGTCGCCGTGTTGCCGTACCACAGCGTCGACGCCATTTCCTGCGTCATGCCCTCGATGAACGCGCGGTCTTCACTTAGGCGGAACGCCGCCGTGTTGCCGTTCAGGTTCGCCAGGTCCTTGTCGACCTGGCTGTAGGCCTCGAGCATGCCGCTGGTGTCGTCGACCTGGACCGTGGTGGACTTGCTGGGCTGCACGCCGTAGTTCAGCATGCGCCACGCCGGGGTCGGCAGGCCGGTGCGCACCGTGGTCCGGTGGCCGGTCGGCAAATTGCCCTCGACCACCGCCGCGTCGGTCAGGATCGGGTTCGTGGTGTTGAGCAGCTCGACGAGGTCCGCCGTGTTGCCGTTGGGGTCGAGGCGCTTGCTCCAGTCGATGAGCGTCAGCGCGGTGGTGCCGATGGTTGCCATGGGTAGCCCTCCTTACCGCGCCATCCGCGCGTAGAAACTTTCCGCACTGCGCGGGTCGGGGCCGGGATGGCCGCCGATGACGTGCCCGTCGTCGGCGATCGCCTTGCCGACGCGGACGAACAGCTTGATCACCTCGGGGTGCGATCCGAGGCCGGTGGACTCCATGAGCTGGACCAGCTCGGGCGAGGCGAAGGCGTCGCGGGCGCGGGCGACCACGGCCCGGTTGGCATCCCAGTTGGCGCCGCCGATCTCCTTGTCGGAGACGACCGCCTCGGCCCACTGCCGGACCTGCTCGGCCTGCGCCTCCGCCTGCCGCTGCTGCATGCCGGCCACGACGCCGACCAGCCGCTGGGCCTGCGCCTGGGTCAGGCCGAGTTCCCTCGCCACCGGCGTGAATTCCTCGACCGCGGCGGGGTCCAGCGTGACGCCCGGCGGAGCCTCGAAGGCATATTGCTCCGGGGCGCCTTCCGGCTCCTTGTCGCCGTCGCCCTCGGCCGGCTCCGTCTCCGGCCCCGGCTCCGGCTGCTTCGGCGGATCGGCCGGCGGGGTGCTCTCCGGTGTCGCCGGTGGGGTGGGACCGGCGGGGGGATTGCCCGCGGACAAAAGTGTGGCATCCCCGGACGCCGGAGCGGCCGGGGTAGCCGTAACGGCTCCGGTCATGAATGCCTCGCTTTTTAGGTAAGTCTCAGGGGTGGATGGAAGTCGGCGCGGATCGGGCTATGATCGATGGACTCGCCGGGCTCGCCGTAGCTAGTCCCGCATCGCCACGGCATGCGGTGATAAGCGCTCGGGATGGTTCGCCACCCGATGACGCACGAAATGCGGGGGCGGCTTCGGCCGCCCTCCTTCCTTCCGGCGGTCCTCTCATTGCTCGTCCTCTTCGGTGGTGGGAAGCGTCGATGCGGCGTAGGACTCGCTGATCAGCGCGGCGAACTCGCCCGGCGCAGCATCCTGCATCTCGGCGAGCAGCCACAGCCCGATGCTGCGCCGGCCCTCGGCGAACGCCATGCGCAGCGGGGACTCCGGGTCGTAGCTGGTCTGGAACGCCCCGCCGCACTCCAGCACGCGCCAGACCCAGCGGCGGCCCTCCGGCATCGCCAGCACCGCGCGGAGGTCGGCCCGGTCGCGGGTCTGCCGGACGGCGCCGCGGCGCTCCCGGTCGGCGACGGCGTCCGGGTCGGTCGGGTCGTAGTCCATCAGCGCGTCAGCCGGGCCAGCATGGCGTCGTTCAGGCGGGTGGGCCAGTAGCGGACGCGGCGGATGTGGCCGCACCACGGACCCGCGTTGCCGTTTCGCGAGCCGATCCGCAGTTCGACGATGCCGGTCGGCAGGTTGCCCGATGCATCGCCCTGGACCTCGCCGCCGACCGCCCCCGCGAAGTTGTCCAGGGCGTAGGCCAGCGCGGTGCTGACGGTCGGCGTCGCGGTCAGGGTCTTGCTCGCCAGCGCGCGGCTCGGCTCGTAGTAGGTGTCGGCCATCAAACGATCCTTACCTTGAGCGTGCCGCCCGTCCTGTAGAGCGCCCCGACCGGCACGCTGGCGGTCGCCGCGGCGGCGTCGTCGGCGGCGTCGGCCAGGGCGGCCGGGATGATGAAGCCGGCGGCGTCGATGCGGAGGCGCTCGACGCCGGCCGAATTGAGGACCGCAAATTCGTTGTCTGCCGGCGAGCCGAGCAGGCAGCCCCAAGATGCCGACGCCTTCTTGAGATACAACTGGTAAGCCGGGGAGCCGACCGCCGTGGCGAGGCCGACGATGCTGGCCCCGGCGGAGAAGGTCGCGGCGCCGCTCGCGGTCAGGGTCGAGAACGAGCCGGGCGTCGAGCCGTCGCCGAGCAGCGCCGCGACCGGGATCTGGACGACCTGCCCGTCGGACCGGATCGCCCGCACCACCTCGGTGCCGTCGATGTCGGTGACCGTCGGGAGCAGCAGTTCGTCGGTGCTCATGGATGCCTCATGGGTTGATGCCGAGCATGCGGGTCAGCGCGTTGTCGCTTCTGGTATCCGTCTGGGACAGCACCTGCGCGCCCTGCGCCGCGGTCATGGCGGCCTGCCCCTGCTGCAGCGCCTGCTGCTGCTGGCGGCGGCCGTCGCGGAGCCGGGCCACGTCCTCGTCGGAGCGGATGATGCGCGGCGGCACGCCCAGCGCCTCGCCGTATTCATCCACCGTCTGGTCGAAGTCGACCTTGTCGAGCACCTCCGGGTTGGCCCCGGCGAGGTTGCCGACGAAGCCGGCCATGCGCTCGATCGCCCCCGTCGCGATGGCCTGTTGGCTCTGCGCGAGCAGGCTGATGTACTCGACCTTGAGGTCGGCCCCCTGCAGCTCCGGCGGCGGCTCCGGGATCTGCCCGGCGGCCAGCATGAGCTTGAACGTGCGGTCGACCAGCGGGTCGAGCAGCTCGACCTGCAGGCGCTCCAGCATCGGCCCGAGCACCAAGAGTTTCTCTTCCTGCCGCACCCGTATTTCCGTCGCCGTCCTGACATCGTCCTGTTCCGAGATCATCAGGAACAGGTCGGCGTACAGTCCGCGCTGGATGCGCTGCTCGTGGCGCTGGATCAGGGTGTCCAGCTCGCCCAGCGGCAGGGTGACCTGGTAGGCCGGGCGGAACACGTCGCGGGTCTGGCCGTCGACGTACGTGACGCCGCCGGGCAGCAGGTTGACCACGGCATTCTTGAGCGACGCCGGCCCCACCATGGGCGGGTTGGTCGTCTTGTCGACGCCCTGCGCCATGCGCCGCTCGAGCACCATGAGGGCCTTCACGTCGCCCAGCACGTCCATGCCGGGGCTGCGCCCGTACACGTCGGTCCCCGCGACGTACCAGCGCGGGCACATCGCCGGGAAGTCGTCGTAGCCGCCCTCGGACAGCAGCTTGTCGGGGTCGCCCGCGGCCTCGAAGTAGACGCTCCGCCACGCCTTGTTGCGCTTGTCGGCCTTGCCGTACGCGCGCTTCCGGTTCGGCTCGACGGCGTGGACCACGTCGATCCAGGCGTCGACCTCGCCGCGGCGCCACTGGTCGAGCACGGCGCGGGAAACCTGCTCCTCGCCGAACCGCTCGACGAGCTGGCCGGTGGTCATGCGCAGCTCGCGGTACAGCGTGTCGACGGCCATGCGGCCGGAGTTGGCGAGCATGTACTCGCCGGCCGTCAGCGGGTACATGCGGATCACGTCCTGGGGGTCGGGCTCCAGCACGAGCGCGGCGGTGCCGAACAGCGCCAGCTCCTCATACGCCGTGCTCAGGGCGTTGTAGGTGTTGGAGCGGTTGAAGACCAACCGCATGCGGCGCTCGGTGTCGTGCAGCCAGTGCCGGATGCCGGCGATTTCCATCATCTCGGGGTCGGGGACCGCCAACCTGAACCACGGGCGGGCGGGCGAGGTGATGCCGGCCATCATGCCGGACACCAGGGTGCGCAGCGCCATGCCCGGCGTGTTGTTGACGATCCTGGAGTTGACCGCCTCGCCGCGGTTGTTCTGGTTGGCGAGCCACCGGCCGGAGCGCGGCAGCACGTAGTCGGCGAGGTCGCGCCAGTGGCCCAGCCAGCTCGCCCGCTCCTGCTTCAGGGCACCGAGCCTGCGCTCGAAGCACAGTTTCGGGCGCGACGGATCGTGCCCCGAGCGATACTCGCGGTCGGGCATCAGGCTGTCCGGCATGGATTAGATCACGCGCCGAGCAAGGACTTGCCGCCGGTCTCGGCCGGGGCCATGACGCCCTGCGCGCCGGTCAGGATGGTCGACGCCCGGCCCGCGGCGAGGCGGGCGCGCTTGCGCTCGTCGTCCCTGGCCGCCTGGACCGCGGGGCTCGCCTGGGTCGGCGGCGCGGGCGGCGGGGCCGGCGGCGGCGGCGGCTTGGGGGAGGAGCCCATGCACAATTTTAAGTTGCCCTTTTCATGCTACGCCATTTCCCAGGGGTTGTACTCATGCTGGACGCGCGCCGCGCCGTGCTGGGCGATGCGCGGGTGCACCGGGTAGGACCATGTCAGGGCCAGCGCGTCGCCGATGTCGCAGCTCCGCAGGCCCCGCTCCTTCATGCGGTCCTTCGACTCAAGAACCATCCGGCTCTGGCTGTCGAAGCTGTAGGTCGGGGCGCACAGATCGGCCTTCAGCTCGGTCATGTTCGGGATGCAACCGCCATCCCGCAGCCACTCGGCCATGTTGTTCCAAATTTCCGTGCGCTTGTTCGAAAAGCGGGGATTGTCCGCACGCCCGCCGAAGTTGACCTCGATGACCTCGTGGCCCAATTGCCGGAGCCGGTCGATGACGCCCTCGCCGCGCCCACCGTCGACGAAAACAGCATCCGGCTGCCATTGGGTGATCACGTTGGCGACCCTGCCGACCAGCTCCATGTTGTCGATCTTCTCGAACACCAGCGGCGAGTAGGCGCCAAGCCCGCACCGCTTGAAGATCACGCTGCGGTCGGAATTGCCGCTCCACATCGGCACGCCCTGGCGGCGGAAGATCGGAAGAGCGCCGTGAAGGGAAAGCGGGGCCAAGCAAGGGAGGA